GACGTAAATTTCTAAGTTTCACCTAGGGTGAATCTAGGGGCGGTAGCGGGAGACTTAAGCCGCCCCACTTAAAGGGATGTATGATAGATGAATTTATAAAACTATTTTCTGGACTCAAAGAAAATTTTGGTCAAATTAAGTTACAAGCCAAAGTAGAGTTTGATAAAGAAAGAAATAAGATTAAACCAGAGTATATCTGGTCTAAACAGGCTATCCTTCCTCAACACTATCAACAACATATCGACGGAAAAATATCAATAGGCATTCAACCTTGTACTAAAGAGGGTAAAGCATCTTTTGGCTGTATTGATGTAGATCCTGAGAATTATAAAGATTTTAATATAGTCCTTCTGCTCTCTTATATAGAGAAATATAAACTTCCCATGGTCCCATGCCGATCTAAAAGTGGAGGATTACATATTTATTTATTTTTAACAGAAGCCATCAGCGCTCAAACTATGCGTGATGCCTTGGCATCTATCCTTCTACCTCTCGAATTAAAAAGAACCACTGAAATTTATCCAAAACAAATTGAACTAGAACCTGACGAACACGGTAATATGTCTGGAAATTTTATTAATCTTCCTTACTTTAATCATACAAAAACTAAGCGATATGCTTTAGATAAAAATAATACTGCTCTATCCCTAGAACAATTTATTAAAATAGCTATAACTTCCCGTGTCTCCCCAGAGGAACTAGATCAACTCATCACCCGAGTTGACACAGAAATTTTAATGGGCGGAGATCCAGAATTTGAGGATGGTCCCCCTTGTCTACAGAGACTTTCTAAAACTAAAATTGGAGATGGACGAGATCGCTTTATGTTTAATTACATGGTGTTTGCCAAGAAAAAATATAAAGAAAATTGGCCAGATAAAATTAATGAAGCTAATAAATATTTTGCAGTTCCTTGGCCTCTTAAAAAAATTAATGACAAAATAAAATACTGGACTAAAGAAACAGCCAATCATACTTGTAATGATGAAGTCATTTCCAAAGTATGTATGAAACATATTTGTGTTAAAAGAGCTTTTGGAATTAAATCAGATACCACTTCAGCATTTCCGCTTTTCTCTGGGCTTCAGGTGATTATGAGCACGACTCCTAAACTACGTTTTACAGTTGAAAAACCAGACGGCAAACCTGTGCAATGCGAAGCCTCCAATTCTGAAATCTTTACAACTCAAAAGAAACTTTTAGACTTAGTTTGGTTACAAGCAGGTTTTTATCCTGATCCTCTGTCCCCTAAACAATATCGAGCCTTTTTAAATCTAGTCATGAAAACTGTAACGCGTGTCTTTCCAGCTACAGGGACCGATATTAAAGATCAACTTTATCAACATCTTTACACCTATTGTATTAACTCCGCTCAAGCTAAACAACGAACGGACATTAGAGGAGGACTCTGTTGGACGGAAGAAGGGTATCATCATTTTCTTTTTTCTTCTTTTTTCGAAACGCTTCCTCTTAAATGGAAATTAGATTCTCGAGATACTGGCATTATCATGAAAGAAGAACTAGGAGTCGAAGATGATGTTTCCTACAATATAGACAACAAGACCCAAAAAGTTTGGCGTCTTAAACAAATGAAAGTAGATCAAATTGAATTTAAAAAGCCACAAAGAACGGAATCTAATTACTAATGAATTATAAAGTCATTGGTCCTCCAGGAACGGGAAAAACAAAAACGTTATTAGAAAAAGTAATTGAATATAAAAATGCAGGGACGCCTCTGGAACGTATTGGTTATTTTGCTTTTACAAGAAAAGCCGCATACGAAGCAAGAGACAGGTTTCTAGAAGCTTTTCCTGAGTTACAGAAAAAAGATATTAAATATTTTCAAACCCTACACTCGTTAGCTTTTAATTATCTGGGATTAAAAGAAGAAAATGTCATGCAGGAAGAACACTATAAAGCCATAGGAGAGGAATGTGGATTAAGAATTAAATACGCGACCTATGAAAAAAATGAACACAATGGAATCTTTACTTCTAACAGCGAATACTTAACGATCATTAATTTAGCCGGGGTTAAACGAATTAATGTTTTAGATCAACTAGACCGAAATGAACATCTTGGAAAAATTGAAAGAGATAAACTTCAAATTGTTGAGAAACATATTGAGGATTATAAACAATCCTATGGGTTGATTGACTACAATGATATGATTAAAAAATTTACAGCCCAACAACAATCTCCCTCGTTTGAAGTTATTTTTGTTGATGAAGCACAAGATCTTTCGCTTCTTCAATGGGATATGCTGAAACTTCTACAACAAAATAGTAAAGATGTTTATATAGCAGGAGATGATGACCAGGCTATTTTTGGATGGGCGGGTGCTGATGTTGATTCTTTCATTAAATTTGATGCCATTGAAATCCCCCTTAAACAATCTAAACGAGTTCCTATCATAGTGCACCAACGAGCTCTTCTGCGATTAGATAATATTAAGTCAAATCGACTAGAAAAACCATGGAATACCCCGACGTCTGAAGAAGGAACTCTAAAAATCTTCTTTTCTATTGATGCCATCAATATGCTGAAAGGAGATTGGTATATTTTAGCTCGAACCAATAATCTTCTTACTCCTATTATTAAGAGTCTTAAAAAACGAGGACTTTATTTTGAAACCAAACAAGGGCGTAGTATTAGTGAATCTTTATACAAAGATATTCTTAATTGGGAACAATGGAAAAAAGGAAGTAAGCTTAATACAATAGAAGTTCAAAGACTCTTAGAACGTTTTGATAAAAAATTTAAAGAAACTGAGGATAAATTATTTGAGCTCTCGGATTTAAAGACAAAATATAAATTAAATTCACAACTACAGTGGTACGACGCTTTTACAGCTGTGGCACCACATACCAAAACCTATATTCGAGCTATGAGAAGTAATGGAGAAGATCTTCGTCTTAAACCAAGAATTAAAATTCTTACTCTTCATGGCTCGAAAGGAGGAGAAGCTACGAACGTAGTGATTCTTCAAGATCAAACCCGCAACACTATAAAAGGAGCAACGAAAACTGCCATGAAACGAGATGAAGAACAAAGAGTCTGGTACGTCGGTCTTACCCGATGCAGCAAGAATTTATTTTTAATAAGATGTAAAGATCGAAGTAAGGAGTTCAAAATATGAAAGTATACAAAAAACAAATTGGAGGATCTCACTATAAAGATATGAAAATCCAACCGGCTCAATTTATAAACGAAAATAATTTGCCTTTTGCAGAAGGGAATGCTATTAAATATATCTGTCGACATCAACATAAAGGAGAAGTTCAAGATCTAGAAAAAGCAAAACATTATATAGATATGATTATTGAAAGAGATTATGGCGATCACACTAAACCTTTACCTCACGGGTTTACTTTAACCCCATCTAAAGATCCTGACATGACTCCGATGACCGAAGAAGAAGAATATCGTAATGCAGGCATCACTAAAGAAGAGGCACAAAAGAAATGATGCAGTTCCCATTATTCCAAGCTCAAACAGAATGGGTCAAGCCAGAAAAATTTCCTGATTTAACCAACCGTCAAGAAGTTGCTATTGATTTAGAAACTTCAGATCCAGATTTAAAAACAAGAGGATCAGGATCCATTATTGGAAATGGAAAAGTCGTAGGCATCTCTGTCGCAACAGAAGGCTATCAAGGTTACTTTCCTTTTGATCATGAAGGCGGGGGCAACCTTGAAAAAAAGAAGGTAATTCAATGGTTTAGCGATCTTTGTAAATCTTCCTCTCTTAAAATTTTTCACAATGCCATGTACGATGTTTGTTGGATTCGTGCCATGGGAATAGAAATTAAAGGAGACATTGTTGATACTATGATTGCAGCGTCTTTAATTAATGAAAATAGAATGCGTTATGACTTAAATAGTTTAGGTCGAGAGTATATTGGATATGGAAAAAATGAAACCGCTTTAATTAACGGTGCCAAAGAATGGGGGATAGATCCTAAAGCCGAAATGTGGAAACTTCCTGCGATGTATGTCGGAGAGTATGCCGAACGAGACGCTGAAGTCACCTATCAGTTATGGAAAAAATTGAAACAAGAATTAAGCAACCAGGATCTAGAGTCTATTTTTGAACTGGAATCAGATTTATTTCCCTGTTTAGTCGATATGAAATTTAAAGGCGTCCGAGTAGACGTTGAAAAAGCTCACGTGTTGAAAAAAAAATTACTTGCAGAAGAAAAAGCATTGCTGCAAGAAATAAAAAAAGAAACCCAAATAGATGCCCAAATATGGGCAGCACGATCAATTGCCAAAGTTTTTGAAAAATTAAATTTACCCTTTGATAGAACTGAAAAAACACAAGCACCTTCCTTTACTAAAAACTTTCTTTCTTCTCATAATCATCCTTTAGTTAAGAAGATAGCAAAAGCAAGAGAAATAAACAAGGCACACACCACTTTTATAGATACTATTATTAAACACGAACACAAAGGTAGAATTCACGCAGATATTAATCAAATAAGATCTGATCAAGGAGGTACCGTTACCGGCAGATTTTCTTATTCTAATCCAAATTTACAACAGATTCCCGCACGCAA